GAACCAAAGGCAGAGAAGCTGTTAAAAGATTCGATAGCTAAAGTAAATAAGTTATTGAAACTAAACAGAGATTTAGATTGTGATGTACAGTTTGGAAATAATTATTCACAAATACATTAAAGTGTGTTATACTATTAGGGTAACATTAAACAAAGGAGTTACAAATGGCATTAAATAGAAAAAGTTCTGTATCTACTACCACTGCTTCGAGTGACGTAGAATACACTAACCTAAAAGAAGGTGAGTACGAAGGCAGACTTGTCTATGTAGCAGACTTGGGCTTGCAAGAGCGTGAGTACATGGGCGAGTCAAAACCACCTGCACAACAGATTTCTCTAGGGATTGAGATTTTAGGTAACACTGTTGTTGTGGACGGTAAGGAGCAACCCCGACTACTATGGACTAAACCATTCAATATCTTTTACGAGATGAATGAGAAAGGCAATGAGTACAAATACTATAAAACATTTGACTCTACCGCCAAAGAAGGTCAGGTAGCAGATTGGGATTCCGTACTGGGTAAACCATGCAACGTACTCGTAGTAAACGTAGCAGGTAAGGGAGACAATGCAAATAGACTCTATGACAACATTGACTCTATTTCACCTATCCCTACTAAGTATCAGGACTCTGTAGACGCATCAACTGTTACTGACATGGCTGTCGGTGACGCTGATGACGATAACAATCCTGCACAACGTGCTATGTTCGGCTTACCTCGTTACATCTTTGACCGTAGAATCAAAGGTGGTAATAACGGAACGGAAGCCAAAGCTGTAGAAAGTTCCGAAGACTTTGAAGACGCTATTCCATTCTAATGAAACTACTCATTGATGGTGACCCTATTGTTTATCGCATAGCGTTCGCTAGTCAGAAGAAACAGGAGGACGGGTCGGTGAAAGCTGACCCTGAATCTCACGCACTACACTCCTGCAAACTGTATATGTCAGACCTGATTCATGATACAGAATGCAAAAGCTACAAAGTTTTCCTTTCGGGTAGACCGAACTTCCGAGATAAAGTTAGAGACGATTATAAAGGCAATCGGTCAAAAGCCGTGAAGCCTATTCACTATCATCTTATTCGCGACTACTTGGAAGAAAGATATAAAGCCCAAGTTGTTAGTGGTATGGAAGCGGATGATGCTCTAGGGTTACAGCAAGAGCCTGACCATTCTACTGCTATCGCTACTATCGACAAAGACTTACTTATGGTTGAAGGACTACACTACAACTATAATACTAAGGAATGGAAAACTGTGACTGCTGAGGAGGGCAAACGTTTCTTTTACAAGCAGATGCTGACTGGTGACAGGGTAGATAATATAACGGGTATCAGGGGTATTGGAGACAAGAAGGCTGACAAGTTATTGGATGAACACGATGACTGGGACAAGCTTATTGTTGACATGTACCTGGATGAATTTGATAACGGATTCCAACGGGCTGTGGAGAACTCCCAGTTACTTTGGATGCTACAGAGGGGCAAGGAAATGCCTATAGATTTTTATGAGCAAGCCAAAGTATAGAAGTGGTTTAGAAGAAGCATTTGCCAACAAAACATCTGGTTATGATTTTGAGCCGTTTGATGTGCCATATATTGTCAAGCGTAAATACAAGCCAGACTTTGTTAAGGATGATGTGCTGATAGAGTGTAAAGGCTTCTTTCGTGCAGGTGACACTGCGAAATATAAATCAATCAAACGAGACATAGAAGGAACTTACGAACTTATTTTTGTTTTATCCAACCCAAGTAAGAAACTTAGGAAGGGCAGTAAGATGAACATGGGGCAATGGTGCGACAAGGAAGGTATTAAATATTTTACAATAGACACCATTAAAGAATTAAATCATTACATGAAGATAAGAGAAAAAATATGCTAACGCTTAATGAGCTTTGCGACAGACTAAAACACATAGATGAAATATCCTTAATGGAAGTCTTGGAAATAAACTCTGACGAGATAGTGGACAGATTTGTTGATAAGATTGAAGAGAGGATGGACGACTTGCAGTTAGACTTTGAAGCAGAGTTCGATGAACTAGAGGAATAAAAATGAAATTTCAATTTGAATTAACACCGTTTCGTATCAACGAAGGTGATGGATGTATACTTATGTTTGGTTTTCCGTTATTCGGTGGTTGGCTGCCCTTTGCTGGCTTTGTAACTTTTGAACATGAAGATAAAGAGTTCAAGTCATTTCTACTTGAGTGGTTGCTATACGGTGTAGTTATCACTAACTCGAAAGCAGAACTTGAGGAACTAGATGATGACTAATATACAAATACTAACACCTAAGTCTACTTACACGTATGACTACCCCCAGGCACTAAGCTATACAGAAAGGCAGCAGTCTATATTCTGGACAGCAGACGAGATTGAGATGGAGAAGGACATACATGACCTCAAGACTAATCTTACGGAAGCAGAACTACATGGTGTAACTACTGTACTCAAACTGTTTACTCTGTACGAACTGCATGTAGGCAACGAATACTGGTTAGACTATGTTCGTAAGACTTTTCCTCGCCCTGAGATACAGCGTATGGCTAGTTTGTTTGGTATGTTTGAGCTGAACGTACACGCACCATTCTATGACAAGCTGAATGATGTTATGGGTTTAAAGACAGACGAGTTTTACGAGTCATACACTAAAGATAAGGTACTGGCTGACCGTATGGCTTGGGTTGATAGACAGTTCAAGGTTGATGACCCACTATTGATTACTGCTATGGGTAGTATTACGGAAGGTGCTATCTTGTATTCTAACTTTGCTTTCCTAAAGCACTTTCAAGCAGAAGGTAAGAACAAGTTAATGAACATGACAGCAGGTATCAACTTCTCTGTACGAGATGAGAACCTACACAGTGAAGCAGGTGCATGGTTATATAAGAAATTATTAGAGGAAGAAAAGCCTGACCCTGATAGAATGAGCAAAGTAACAAGTAAGATTAGACGTACCTGTCGCCAGATACTAGAGCATGAGTCACGCATCATTGATATGATATTCGAGAAGGGTGCTATCAAAGGTATTACTGACGTACAAATGAAGAACTTTATCAAATCACGTTTAAATTTATGCCTAGAACAACTAGACATTGTGCCAATGTTTGAAGTAGAGTATGACCCTATTAGTCAATGGTTTTACAAAAACATTAATTCTGGAAGTCTACATGACTTCTTTACTAAGCAAGGTAACAACTACAGTCGTGACTGGACAGAGGGTAAATTTGCATGGTAGACAAAACGAAACCAGCTAAGAAGGACAGGAAGAAGTTTGACATTGACCTAGCTTATGGTGAAGTACGAGAACAAGCCATAGCTGATATGCTACAAAACAAAAAGGTTGAAGTTAAATCTGAACGTGGTATGTGGATAAAGACTGGTAACATAGCTATCGAGTATGAGAGTTATGGTAAGCCGTCTGGCATTGAAGCTACTGAGTCTGACTACTGGTTTCATAACTTATGTGTCGGTGATGACATATATGCTACACTTGTATTTGAAACTAAACAGTTAAAGAAAATATTGGAAGTAATACCGAGCAAGAAGTCTGTGAGTGGTGGTGACCATAACGCATCAAGAATGTGGTTGCTACCTCTCAGAAACTTGTTTGTAGAAAAAACAATAACAAGGTATAAAGATGTCTAAATCAATCTATCAAGAGTTAGGTGAAGAACGTAAGCACCTACAATCAGAAGGCAAACTACCATTGTGGGTGACTACACCTGCCTGGCAGATACTCAAGGATAAGTACACAACCCCTGATTGTCCTGACTTGTATTCAATTTATAAACGCATATCAACTACTGCTGCAAAGCACATGGATGATTCAGAGCATTGGCAAAAGATGTTCTTCAACCTAATGTGGAATGGCTGGTTGGCATGCTCAACACCTGTGTTAGCTAACATGGGAACTAAACGTGGGTGCTCTGTGTCATGCAGTGGTGGCTATGTAGGAGATAGTGTCTATGACTTTTACGATGCACAGAGAGAGGTTGCTGTCCTTAGCAAGAATGGTTTCGGAACTTCAAGTTACATTGGAGCTATCAGAGACAGAGGTAGTGTTATCGCAAGCGGAGGATTGGCAAGCGGAATACTGCCAGTGCTTAGAGATTTTGTCCAGCTTAGTCGCGATGTATCACAAGGAAACACAAGACGAGGTGCATGGGCGGGATATGTCGAACTAGAGCATGGGGACTTCTGGGAGATTGCTGACCACATTATCAATCACCCTGATGATTGTAACGTAGGCTGGAATGTTACTAGTGACTTTATGGATAGATTGGATAAGGGTGAGCAGGATGCTGTAGCTCGTTATCAGCG